AAAGGCAAACGCATCATGGTGTGGACATTCATGGGCAATTCCAGAATGTACGAAGCCTTGCGTGATTACGGTGACCGTATCGACACTATCGGTCTGTTTTCTTTTAAAGTGGATGCCACAGGAACGATTACGGAGAGTGGTGTTCCCATCAGCAATATGCTGACCTATATTAACAAATGGCCGCATATCCGATGGTTGCTAACCGTTGCTAACGATGGTGCAAATTCTATCTTTAAGGCTTTGCGTAATAATACGAATGGCGCACAGGACACCTTCTGTTCCGAACTTGTCCGAATCATGGAGAAATACCCGTGGTGCAATGGCGTGGATATCGACCTGGAAAAGGGTGATGATTATTCTACCCATGCAGCGTCCACAGCTATGTTCAAGCATATCTACGAAACCGTAAAAGCCTACAATTCTACCAAGGAAATGAACATCTGCCTTCCGGGTATGACCTCGGTTAACGGCTCGGTTGGTGGCGAAAACTGGTGCGTATATGGTGATTTGGATAAATACTGTGATACGGCTTCCATTATGAGTTACGGTATGGCTTGGGCGGGTTCTGCTCCCGGTCCTGTTTCTCCGAGGAGCTGGCTTGAGGGCATTTATGATTATGCAACGAAAGTTATGAATCCCGACAAGGTATTCCTCGGTATGCCTGCCTACGGTTGGAATTGGCAGATTTATGACACGCCGGAGAACCTGGGCAAATATTACCGAGGCACATCTCATACCTATTATGCAGCAAAATACTGGATGCAGGGTGTTTACAATTTTACCGATGATGCACCTCCACAGCCGTTCATTCCTATAGTTTCCTATTGGGATGATTACGATATGGGGCCGTGGGCATTGCCCCATGTGTACGATTATATGGAAGGAAGAGATGCTGTTTACAAGGAATATCCGCAGATGTCGGAAACCTATAACCGCAGACGATATCTGACCGCTTATGCAAAACAGCAGCATACCAAATTCGGAGATATCATCATTGACCACGATGCCGAGCCGGACAGCTACGGCGGTGTGGTTTCGGTATCGAAAACACTGGTCACTTTGGGCGATGAGGGTACAGCCACCTACAAATTTAAGATTGATGAGGCAGGAACTTATGATGTAGCGGTTCGTTTGTGTTACCCGTTCTGGGATAAAAACAGCATCTACGCATCACTGGATGGTGACACCGTGCATTTTTCGGAAAGCCGTCTGTGGTGGCCGTATTGGAGAACTACCTTCTGGGCGACACTTGCCAAGGGAGTGAGCCTTTCTGCGGGAGAGCATACGCTGACCATTTCTGTCGGTGTAAACGGTGTGCAGTTTTATGGTTTCCGTGTATGTACCAATTTTTATGAAAACCCTACGGTGGGAGAAGCGGAATATACCCTTGCACCACGAAAATTCAAGGACGTGAACGGAAATATGGTGGGACCTGCTACGGGGTTCAAGCTGACACTTGAGATGCTCCGCAGAAAGCCTGACTCGGCTCTTGTGTGGTATGAGGACTTCCGTGATGAAGAAAAGATACCGGAAAGTTATTGGACTGTTCTTTCCGGCGAGTGGGATGTATGGCAAGACCCAGACAGCACGGCAAATCGACCCTATTCGCAGCTTGAGGGTTATGGACAGCTTGCTTGGAATTATAGCGGTTTCTCTGACATTCATATGAGGGCACAGATTATCTTCCCGGAAGACGGTGTTGGTAAAGCGGGAATTTTCCTTGGCTCATTATTTTGCTGTTATAACTATGACAGTCAGCGTGTTGAGTTGTATGAGGGTTCTACGCTAAAAGGTAGTTATGCTACCAGTTTTTCCAAGACATCAAAGGCAGACCTTCGCAGTAATCCGAATGTCTACACCATTGAAATGCGAAAACGCGGAAATAAGGTACGAGTGTATTCCTCTGCATCCAACACGCTGCGATTTACGGCAACGGTCAGTGATGTCAGTGGTTATGCGGGCATACGCTCTGATAACAAGGTGAACTGTCAGTTGCTCCGTTTGGGAGATGCCTGGACGTATGAACCTTATGAAAGATTCGATGTGGTGATGCCGGACGGAACAGAAACTACCTACGGCAGGATTGAGAGAAGCAATTGTACATGGAATGAGGAGTTTCAGGTATTTACGCTGACATCCGATGTAGAGGAACACTCCACACGCAGTGAGGATATTTCACTGGATTATGAATTTTATCACTCCCACATCATGCCACTTGAGTGTGGCTATGATTACGGAGCAAAAATTATTCCAAAGGATATCAACATCTGGATTTCCAGACTGTTCCTTGGAGATGCAGACGGCTTTTCAATTCTGTATTACCAGGATGTGGACAGCCTGATCTATTGGGCGAACCAGGCAGCATACCGATGGAAACTGCGAGGGATGTGTATGTGGTCCCTTGGGCAGGAGGATATGCGAGTATGGGAGTGGCTGCCCAAGCAAACTGAATAACGGCTTTACGGGGTATCCGCCATGTGGTGGGTGCCCTTTTTGCATACAAAAAATTATGAAAGCGAGGATTTAACTATGAAGGATTTATGGAACACCATTCAAATCATCTTTGCCGCCCTCGGCGGTTGGCTCGGTTGGTTCTTGGGAGGCTTTGACGGTCTTCTGTATGCACTGGTGGCGTTCGTGGCAGTGGACTACATCACGGGTGTCATGTGTGCTATTTCAGACAAGAACCTCTCCAGTTCCGTTGGTTTTAAGGGTATCTGCCGTAAAGTGCTGATTTTCACATTGATAGGCATCGCACATATCTTGGATGCCAATGTTATCGGTGATGGCAGTGTACTCCGAACAGCGGTTATTTTCTTCTACATCTCAAATGAGGGCGTGAGCCTGTTGGAAAATGCATCCCACTTGGGTTTGCCGATTCCGGAGAAGATGAAGGACATTTTGGAGCAGCTCCATGACCGCGACAATAAGGAAAGTGAGGGAAAGTAACATGAATTTACACAAACTTATTTTAACGGAAAACGCCTGTTACAAAGCAGGCAGGAAAATCACGGTTAAGGGTATCATGGTTCATTCCACGGGTGCAAACAACCCGAACCTAAAACGCTATGTAGGTCCTGATGATGGTTTGCTCGGTAAAAACCAGTACGGCAATCATTGGAACACCTACCATCCCGGCGGCAGAGAGGTCTGCGTTCATGCCTTTATCGGCAAGTTGGCTGACGGCACGATTGCCACATACCAAACTCTCCCTTGGAATCATCGTGGTTGGCACGCTGGGGGCAGTGCAAACAATACCCATATCGGTTTTGAAATCTGCGAGGACGGTCTTTCGGATTATGCCTACTTTAAGAAGGTGTACCGTGAGGCCGTTGAACTTTGTGCCTACCTCTGTAAGGAGTACGGTTTGACCGAACAGAACATCATCTGCCACTCCGAAGGTTACAAGCAGGGCGTGGCATCCAACCACGGCGATGTGATGCACTGGTTTCCAAAGCACGGCAAGAGCATGGATACCTTCCGTGCCGAGGTCAAGGCACTCCTGGCGACTACCGATGAGGAGGAAACCGAAACTCCTGCAGAGCCTACTGTCGAGTTTCTACTGATAGTGATGAGCAGGCTACCAGTTACGAAGCACAGGTGGAGCATTATACGGATTATATCAGAAAGAACCCTGAATGGGAGTTTGCCGGAATTTTCGCTGACGATGGAATATCCGGTACGAACACTAAGAAACGTGAGGAGTTCAATCGCATGATTGACGAGGCTATGGCGGGCAAAATCGACATGATTGTTACCAAGTCCATCAGCCGATTCGCACGAAATACACTGGATTGCCTTAAATATATCAGGCAGCTTAAGGAAAAGAACATCCCCGTTTATTTTGAAAAGGAAAACATCAATACGATGGATGCCAAGGGTGAGGTGCTGCTTACCATCATGGCGAGCCTTGCACAGCAGGAAAGCCAGTCCTTATCCCAGAACGTAAAATTGGGATTCCAGTACCGTTACCAACAGGGGCAGATTACCGTGAACCACAATCGTTTCCTGGGGTACACCAAGGATGAAAAAGGTCAGTTGATTATTGACCCTGATGAGGCAGTTGTGGTCAGACGTATTTACAGAGAGTACCTTGAGGGTGCAAGTCTGCAGCAGATTTGCAGAGGCCTTGAGGCAGACGGGATATTAACGGGTGCCGGAAAGAAGAAATGGCGACCAGAATCAGTTAAGAAGATACTTCAAAACGAAAAATACATCGGTGACGCACTTCTTCAGAAAACCTATACAGTGGATTTCTTGGAGAAAAAGCGTGTGCCGAATAACGGCATTGTTCCTCAGTATTATGTAGAGAACAGCCACGAAGCCATTATCCCCCGAGACCTTTATATGCAGGTGCAGGAAGAAATGATAAGACGTGCCAACCTTCACAGCGGGCAGGAACGAAAAAAGCGTGTTTACAGTAGCAAGTATGCACTTTCAAGTATCGTGTACTGCTCCAAGTGCGGTGACATTTACCGCAGAATCGCATGGAACAACAGAGGTAAACATTCCATCGTGTGGCGTTGCTGCACCAGGGTGGAACACGGTCCGGGAGCCTGCGCTGCCGATACGATACAGGAATCCGAACTTCAGAACCTTGTGGTAAGAGCCATCAACATGGCACTCTGCAAAAAGGATACCATGAGCGAAAACTTGCAGAAAAATGTCGAGGCGGTGCTTACCGGAGCAGACGGCATTCCGCTTGACGAAATTGACAGCCGTTTGGAACAGCTACAAAAGGAACTCCTAAAGGTGGCCAACGCCAAAGGAAACTACGATAGCATCGCAGATGAGATTTACCACCTTCGAGAAGTAAAGCAGAATGCCTTGGTGGACAATGCCGAGCGTGAAGGCGTGAAACAGCGAATCAGCGAAATGCAGCAGTTCCTTGCAGAGCAGACGCAAAATATCACCGAATATGATGAGCAGTTGGTTCGCAGACTGATTGAGAAAATAACG